AAAATATAAATCCACCCGTTGCTGCTCCTGTATAACCAATCTCAGAGCTTACGTCGTTGCTTGTTTGCCAGCCTTTCCAAACCTGTCCATTTTTTACCTGCCCAGATAGCATCATAAAATCAGCCATGATATAGCGATCTGATCCACCGTACTGCCAATAAAGCATTCTTTGATTTTCTGTTGCATCTGCATAGAATTGTGCTCTAGCAACCAAAAGTCCTATCTCTCCCAAAGTAGTATCAAAATCACCCTGGTCTAGATTAATAGAAGTATTTGGCGACATTACAAATGTTTGCATTTGATAGCCGGAAAAACTCTGAATTGGGTAAAAGAAATCAGAAAGGTTTAGCTTATCTAGCGTTTCAGCCTGCCACGAAACATTCATGGAGGTGTTATAAAAACTCACATAGTGAGGATCATTGAAATCAGAAAATGTTAGATTGACCCTGTTAAGACCCGCTTCGTTTAGGGCAACCAAAGTGTATTGGGTTTCAAACGAAGCAGTTAGACCAGGATCTAATCCTACTTTTGCAGTACCTAGGCCGAAAAAAGGATTATTGCTGCCAGTTGAACCGCCACCGGAGTCACCTCCGTAAATATCAAGATCACCACCTGTAACGTTTACCATTTTATAATCTTGTTGGATTTAATGCTGCAGTTGGGGCTTCTACAGATCTTGGTAACACCCTTTTTTCTTCTATAACCACTCTTCCGTTGTGCTCGGTCTCAACCTTTTCAATTCCTTCAGATTCTTGGGGATTAAGAATTTCTTCCTCTACCGGATATAAAGAACCCCCAGCGTCTATAAGAAGTTCTTCTTGAGGTATTTCAGTAATCAAAGGTTCTGTAATTAACTCGTCTAAAACTACACCCTCTGTTTTTTTCTCCGTATTTTCGACTGGTTCTGGCTCAGCTTCAGGGGTTTTATTTTCGCCAACCTCTTTTTCTTCAGGCTGTGCTATAACTTCTTCCTCTGGTTTAATGTAATCTACTAAGGACTTAATAAAGCCTAAAGCTACTATAGGGAGAATTGCTCCAGAAACGATACTCAATACCCTTTTCTGGAAAATCAATTCTTCTTCAACTATACCAAATAATTCGCTCCATGCAGTAAAGTTCTCCAGGTTAACATATGCATAATAGGTATTACCCATTGCTTGCATAGCAGTTAAAAGGAAGAATAGCATCCAAACTAAACCCTTATTCATTTTCTTTAATGCAATAAGAGAAGCCAAAGAAGCTGCTGCTCCAACCTCGAATGCAATAGCCAAAGAAATTGCTAGCCAATCAGGATTGGATAATTTGAAAAAATCAATAACGTGAATGGTGGATATTACCGATACCATAAGGTAAAGGGTAACAAAAGTACCTATAATAAACCCACTTACAAGTCTGGATTTATTTTCCATTTTGTGATTCTATCTTATTTCGAATATCTGACAATGAAGCTTTTCCTTTATCAAAGTCGTCTTCAAAAATTAGGAATTCAAACATAACCTGTCTCATTTCGTGTTTCATTTCTCTTTTGGTTACACTTGAATCGAGATGTGCAGAAATCTTAGCGTTTTCTTTCTTGATTTTGTTAATCTCGCTGTTAACTCCGCATTGTCTGAAAAAAACAATCACCAATAAAACCAATACGATGATTGAAAAGTTGTCTTTAATCTTTTGTAACATAATTTTAGATTTAGATTTTACTATATATCATTCTTTAAACGTTCATCTATAAACACAAAAAAACACCCCGAGGAGAGGTGTTTTTTTGTTGTAGATTTATAAATTAAGACAGCTCCAGGCCTTGCTGAGCTGCTGCAAGTTCTTTTTCAAGGCCTTGGATTTCAGCTGCGTCCGCTTTAGTTGATTCTAAAGATTGGCTGAATGGCTTAAGAATACTGATGAATTTTTTAGCTTCACCTAATCCTTTACCAGATGTTTTAGAAAGGAAGTAGTGGGAAGCTTCTAAAGGCAATGCACTCATATAAAGAGTTTCTTGTTTGATTCCGTCCTTTTTTGCCTTGTCGATAACCTTGCAAATTTCAATAACCCCAAGAGCTTCTTTTTCTCTCCACTCCGCATTATTTTCCATAAAAGAAAAAAAGTTATCTAGGTCTTCCTTTGATTCAAATTTAACAGCGTAAACTTTCTTGGAAATCCTATCCTTAGCTTCTGCAAGTGTTTTTTCACAGTGCTCAATTCTTTTCTGATCTAGCTTAGCTACGAAATCTTCCTCCTGCGGAAGCTCAGCAGCAACGTCTGCAGCGTTTAGGGTAACTACTTTTTGTTGAACTTGGGTTTTCTTTGCCATGGTTATAATTTTATTTATATTTTAGAAAATCATTCTAATTTGTTTCGTTATCCAACGTCAAAAACATCGAATTCTTCCCTATTATGCTGGCAATAAACTTTTAGCCTTTCCCTAAGGTCCTTCACAGGATAAATTTTTGCTTGAGCATCAGGTCCTATGTGAACAAGGAAACCTCCGTGAGTTTTAATCCCAAGCTCTTCCTCTATGATTAGTCTATAGAGACTTATTTGAATAGAATATTCATTATGAGAATTTTCATAAAGATCGTTGAAAGGATGCAGGAGCTTTTTGTATCTTCCCTTAGGGTGCGAATCATCCTTTAACTCTTTATTTGTTTTCCAGTCTCCAATTAGGAATAGGATTTCTTGTTTCTTTTCGTCCCACATTAAAAAAGGTTGGTCCACTGTACCCGCCAATTTCCATTTCTTAGAAAATACTTTAAGCTCAGATTTAAGAGGAATTAATTTCTTAAAGCGTGCTTCGTAAAGATCTAAAAACTTTTGGACCCTAGCTAAATCGATGGGATCCTCAGGGAGTTGTGGATCTAGACCAGTCCAAAAATCCTCTATCCATTTATGTACCCTGGTTCCAAGTTCTGTTGCTGTGGTAGCTTTTTCTGTCCATTCGTTTTCAATAATTGACGGATGTACACCTCTCTCCTGAGCTTTTCTCTTGATCCAATACTCTCTTTCGAATGGTACTTTAAATCGTTTCAGAAATGTTGTAACCGAATCGTATTTAATTCCATTGAAGGTATACGAGTGGCTTTCTTCCTCGAAAAGAAATTTAGGGTCTTTAAAAAATTCTAACTTCTTATTGTAATCTTCCTTTATCTTATCCCAATCCATTTGCTGAAAGTAACCCTAATAAATATGACCAATTAAAATAAACGTATGCAAAGATGTATATTTCCAGTAGAAATCTAAATATCCACATCCAGCTGAATTCACGGAAGACAAAATAATAGATTACTAAAAAAGAATCACCATTAGCCTCAGGTAGTGGTCTTAACAAAGGTGCAATGATCTCTTGTAGATTTAAACGGGTAAGATATTCGTTGACCGGTCTAATTTCTTCAAACACCCATGCAGGTCTTGCTTCGATAGGAAAGTCCCTAGATTGCGTAACCTCTGGAGGTAGATTTACAACTGTGTAAATTCTTCCAAACCAATCTCTTCTTAGTTTAAGCTTGTTCCACTCTGGTGAATCTATTGACTCCTTCTTTGTTATGCTGATGAAATCAGAATAAAGCTTAAGGTCTTTTAAAACAGACAGGAGTCTAAGAAAAACAAAAATTCTAGATAAAAATCCCATATTATTTTAAGTTTTGTTTTTGAGTAATATCTTCCATCTTCTTTCTGATCTTAGTTCTAGCCCTTCTGATCCTAGTGGCAATTGATCTTTTCTTAATACCGTACTTATCTGCAATATCTTTGTACTTCATACCATGGATCTCACGGTCGATCATGATGTCTCTATAAAGAACTGGGAGTTCCCTAATTTCATCGATAACTTGTTCATAGACATCATCTATATCCGAACCCCCCGATAAGAAATTCCAGAGCGGGTCATCCTCAATTTCATAGACTGGGTTTCTTTCTTCAGCCTTGGAAGATTCATATTCCATTTCTTCCATTGACCTCGAGACAAATCTTTTTCTACTCTTGAGTAAAAGCAAAGACTCGTTTCTTGCTATATTGTAACACCACGTGGAAAAGTTTCCTCTTGATGTATCGTACTGGTCAATTTTTTGCCAGACCTTGGACATTGCATTTAAAAATGCATCCTCCGCTAATTCTAGATCTTTTAAGATCGTGTAACAGTGATTAAGAACTCCTGGTTTAACCCTCTCGTATAAGAACTTGAAGGACCTGTCATCTCGTTTTTCAATAAAATTCTCTGCTAATACCTGAATGTTTTTCTCTTTTGCCATTAGATTCCCCTTAATTTTTTTATAATGTTTTTTCTATCCTTACTATCTCTATTCCTGCATTAAACAGGAACTGGAGAGATTCAGGCTTTCTATATACTTCTTTGAATACCAATCTTTTAATTCCAGATTGGATAATCAATTTAGAACACTCTAAGCAAGGTGAGACCGTAACATAAAGCGTAGATCCGTCCGAGCTTTGTGTGCTTTTAGCCAATTTTGTTATTGCATTAGCTTCAGCATGTAGAACGTGAGTCAGAGTAACGTTGTCTTCGTCCTCACATTCATTTGGAAATCCAGTAGGAGAACCGTTGTATCCATCGGAAATGATGGATTTGTTCTTGACTATTAAACTTCCCACCTGCATTCTCTTACAATAAGAATTGGTAGCCCAAACCTCAGCCATTTTTAGATAGACAAGGTCCATTTTCTTATCCTTCGGTAAATAAAAAGTTTCGCCAGGAAGATCATCCGGATGATCAAAGGAAAAAACTTGAGATAAATTTGGTTTCGCTATCCACGATCCAATTCCTAAAAGTCCTGCGTCAGAGAAAAATACCTCCGAGGGATGGACTAAAACCTTCCTATTATTATTCATATACTGGCAAAAAAACAAATGTACTGAACAAATATAGCATTTCGATCCGCATAAAAAAAATGTTTCAGCAAAAAGGTTCAGAATGTATTTGAATTTGGCCTGTATGGTCTATCTGAAGCGATAGACAAAGGACCACTTATGGATTTGTAAATTCCTGCCAAAAGGCCTTTTATTTCTTTAATATCCTGTTCTGTCATCACCGATGAGGAATCCCCAGACGATGTCTTTTCAGGTTTTACCGTTTGTATATCAGGTTTTACCCCAGCATTTTTCTCCACCGAAGAGGTAGCACTTATTCCTTCAGCGGTAGCAGCAGGAGTTGTTGGCGTTGCTTTTTTCTCCCCTGTTTTCAAAGTCTGCGTTTCATTACTTAACTTACTTCCTTGCTTAAGCCTTTCTGTTAGTGCCTGGATATCCTTAGCTGAAACATTTCCTGAGTCCATGCTTTCTAGCTCCATGTCTTTTTCACTAAGAAGCTTTTGTTGCGGGTAAATTTTTTTTTCGCTAAGAAGATTTTGCTGAGGGTAAATTTTTTCAGAAAGCTTTGCTCCTTCTTCCTTTAGAGATTTTAGCGGGTTTAATTTTGGTGATGAAAGAATCTCCTGAAGTTTGGATTTATCCTTTTCTTTTTTAGAACCTTTTTCTTTCTCTATCTCATCCTCAGATTTCTTTATCTCCTTGGGTTGATTTTTTTCAGAAAGCTTTTGGATATCTGAAACTGACATAGTTTCCCTGTATCCCTCAATGAATTGCTTCATCTCATCTTCTAGTAAAGATGGGTCCTCGTCAAAATCTTTTTTAAACTCATCATATATTTCTTTCCTATATGCATCTATTTCAGATTTAGGTACTTTTACACCAAAAGAATTTGTCACAGACTCATCTAACTTAGACCCACCGGTAACAATCTTAGAAGCTTCTTGACTCTTATTACTTTCAACGGATGCCGCGGTTTCCTTTGATTTTTTGAGATCGTCCATTTCCATTTTAAGAAGCTCTGCCATCTTATCTTGGGAATTTACAACATTTCCTTTTTGCAATTCAACTAACTCTGGGCCTTTTTCTCCTACTAAAGCTACCCCTCCTGCATCTATCTTACCTCCGTCTTGTAGCTTAGGTATATTTACAAGTCTTCCCGCTACTGCGCTTATCAAATCTTTTGTAACAAGTCCTGGTTTTACCTGAGCCTGATTTTCTACCACTGCAGGTTTTATTTCCGCTTTAGACATATCTGGAAATCCACCTTTAAGTGTTTTTTCAAGGTTGCCAAGAAATCCCTGATTTTGCTTATTAAAAGCATTCATGATAGATTCGGAGAAATTCTTAAAATTTTTCTCTTCTCCAGTTTTATCGGTAGATTTATCCGATGGCTTATCTGTGCTGTCTGAAGCTTTGGTTTCTTTGACTAATGAAGATAACTCTTTATTGGTATCCTTACTTATCTTATTGGATTCTCTTAACTCCTTCGCAAGAACATCCATGTTCAGGGTAAGGTTTGAGAGTTCTTTCAGGATTTTAGAGGTATCATTCATACCTTATATATCACGAATAACAAGGGCTAAGAAAATTATTTCTTGAAGTTAAATACCTCAACCTGTCCAGAATCTTCCATGGTTTGCTTGTTCTCTTTTTCTATGCTTACATTCAGCTTGTCAATCCAGATCTGATATTCATAGAAAGGAATTGTCTCAATCCACTTAGGATCTAGACCGTGCTCCTTCCACATCCTAAACTTGATATCAAAGAAGTTCTCTAAAGATATCTGAAATAACGAAAAGGGATCTGAACCCTCCGGGAAAGGATATAGGGGCGGTGACCTCCGACGCACCGCAAGCTTGACAAGGCAAACTAACCTCTAACTTTGTTCCTATCTTAATCTCCTCAGCTAATTGAAAATAAATAGAAAATTCTTCCTTTGTCCAGGATTCAGAATCTGATGATTTCATCTGAATTTTTCTATCATCCAAGCCTCTCCAATCATCAAATAGAAACGGTGCAATCTTTATAAAACTCTCGTCTATTTCTTTACCTGCCCTTACTGAATTCTTTACGTAATTAGAAATTGCATCAATAACCCCAATCGAAGGAACCGCCATCGCTAGTGACTTTCCTATACGATTAACAGGGAAAATGAATTTTCTTTCAACCTTAGAGTAATACTTCATCAACTTCTGATCGAGCTGATAGTTTGTTAGCACACCTGTTCTTAATTCTATCCCAAATTTGAATGCACAGTTTTCTTTTTTGCATGTTACCTCTGGGGTTAAAACTATACGATTTTCTCCTTTAACAAAAGAAAGATCCCGAATTGCCATGATAATGAAGAATCTATCCTCCTGCTTTAAATCTCGGTATGACATAACTCCTTCGCCTGGAAATTTCATAACGCAACATGTATTAAGTATCATGTTCAGCTTAGCATCAATGTCTAGCATATCGCTCTCATCGATAGTAGAATAATGCCTGATCTCTTTAACTTCAGCTGCTCTAATAGCTATCTGTGTTCCTTCTGGATAGAAAAGACCTCTTGAAGGAAGAATGCTTACAGGAAGATTTTTCCACCCGATTTCTATGGCAGGGGATTCTTTAAAAGTGGATGTATCCTGGGATTCAGCTTCAACCTTTTTAAATTCAGCAGCAAGTGGCGAATCTGCAATCGCAGTATTTTTTCTTTCCAGATTTTCTAGTTCCTTAGGAGTATCTGTAACTTGTGGAGCAGGGGGTGGAAGATCAGAGATTGGATCGTCATAGGAAACACCTCCAATTTGCTCTTTTTTTCTAAGAATTTCTTCTGGTGAAAGGTTAGGTCCGGACATATTGTATATTTACTTATATAACACGGGACGTGAAAACTCACAAACCGTGTAAGTTTTATACAAAAAATCTAAGATAAAGTTCCAGATTATAGGAACTGGTCTTGCCAGTAATCAGACTTCCAAGTAGTGTCCAATATGTAAAGAGCGTCTCCACTCTCGTAATTGAGATTCATAGGGGTCAATGGCTCAATAGGAAAGCAATTGTTTAATGTAATTCTTCTAAATACATCACCTTGCTTATTGAATATTGAAATAACCATTTGGCCAACGTAATCTCTTTTTAATCCCATAGCACCAGTCAATGGGTTGTAGATAAGATCTGACCATTGTCTTAGAATCTTGTACATGGTCATTGAATTATTCTCGTCAAGGTTTACCTCAAACGCTACACTAAACTGAACATCAGAAGTTGAAGGCTCGCCGCCAGCATATCTTCTTTCTGCAAACTTATAGTACTGAGTTACCGGTGCTGCAGGCTGAATATCTACTGCCAAGCTACCAGTTACACTTTTTACCTGCTGAGTCATAATAGACTCACCATTAAATCTCACGTTAGCCAATGTAACGGCAGAAGGGGGTGTAATAAGAACCTCAAACTGGTTAAGAAAAACTGGTTCGTAGTTATTCCTAGCTGCCTTCGAGTTATTATAGTGTGGTAAACCTGCCATCTAATGTTCTTTTTATTTTATGTGAATAAATCTTCCCAGTAATCCACTGCCCAAGCCATATTGATCTCGTATAGAGTAGTCCCGTTTAGGTAATCAAGTTCCATAGGGTCAATAGCTTTTAAAGGAAAGCAATCCTTACATGTGATCCTTCTGAAAACGTTTCCGTTTTTATTAAATACCGATATAACTATAGTTCCTGTGTAATCCTGCTTGATTCCCATAGCACCAGTCAATGGGTTGTAAATAAGATCCGTCCATTGTCTTAGAGTTTTGAAAACATACATTGAGTTCGCATCGTCTAAGTTAACAGTGAATCTTACTCCAAGATCCAAAGAGGTCTTATCAGGCTTACCCCCTGCATAGTTTCTCTTTGCAAACTTATACTTTTGAAAAACGAATCCTGGATTCTTATCCACATCCAATCCGGTCACGTTTACTACCTGTTCGAGTAGAATTTGTCCGCCCGCTACTGCAGGTGGAGGTATAACAGTTACCTCAAACTGGTTAAGATAAACAGGTTCGTATTTGTTTATCGAGTAAAGTGAATTTTGGTAATGTGGTAAACCAGCCATTAATTCATTTCAATTTTTTTATATTTATCTCTGCTCGGAAAATTCATCAAATCCTTAAACGAAGTTGATGAATCCTCCTGCAGCGATACCGCCTGTTCTTGTTACAGTGATTCTGTTGATGAATTTCTGAATACCCCTAGCAGGTTCGATGATAACATCGATGATACCGATGTTTTGATCAATGATTGCTGGTGTATTGTTAGATGCATCCATAATTACCTGATAAGCGTAAATTCCTCCTCCTGCTCTAACCCCATCGAGGTAGGTATCAACCAAAGTTTTAATTTCCAATCTGATTGAATCCTCGTTGAAATCAAATAGGTAGTTAGCCAAGATTTCTTCAACGTCGTTTTCTACGCTAATGAGAAGATCTCTTACGTGTACCAATCCAAAAGCAGAATTTACTGTTTGATAAGCAGTTTGGTTACCGAATATTACTACTCCGAAACCTCTCTTTTTAATGATAGGGTTAAGTCCGAAAGGCTCGAGCCAACCTCTATCTGTATCAGTAAAGTCATATTCAACTCCTACGATGTTACCTCCTGAGATTGTACCACGCTTTTGACCTGCGATAATATTGTAAGGTTCTCCGTTTGCGAATTTTCTAACGAAATTGTTAGAAACAAAAGCTGCCGGTGGAACGTTTACGTTTCTATTATTTTCTCTGATAGTAATATAAGGAGTATAGAAAGCTGCGTAAGAAGCACCTAAGTCCTGTGTAGGTAAGCTAAATGTATAAGCTGGGTTTAGAGATAAGTTACCTCCTTCAGCAATATACTGAGCTTGCAATGGCGGGTAAGGATCTCTGTTTGTAGGAGCAGCTGTAAATCTTGGATCTGTGCTTGCTCTGAATTGTGCCATTGAAGGAGCGTTGATGAAAGCCAAAGCTTTTTGTCTCATCATCGCTAACTTACTCAATTGGTACTTAGAATTAGGTAAGATCTGTCCACTGAATGTATCGATGATGTATCTGAACGATATAACATCCTTAGCTGCCAATGTTGCTGCTATGTTTGTATTGTACATTACATCAAGAATCTCAGAAACACGAGCATCGGTGTTGTTTGGTCTCTGATCGTTTCTCATCGTGTACCCTGCTAGGTAGATGAAATCGAAAGATCTAGTAAATTGAGGTATAGACTTAAACTTCTGAACCTGAATAGGACTTCCTGCATAATACAGGATAGGTCTTGCAGTTGTTACTCTTACTACCCCAGAAGTTGCTGTTTGAGCTACCGAGGTAACTTTAGTAAGTCTTCCCTGTCTATTTGCTCCTACAGTTTCACAAAGTGATAAGTCGGTAGAAACCAAATAATCGCCAACAGAAATTA